CAAACCAGGAAGAAGCCCTTGCTGCTGAGAAAGAGGCCCTACTCGCTGAGCAAGAAGCTCTCCTTGCTGAAGAAGAAGGGTAAAAAATGTTATCAGATCCCTTATAGACTGTGTTCACTAAAAGAATTCACGTATTTCGTGCGGGTGATCAGACCTCTGCCCAAGGAATCAAGCGGACATTCTCTCCAGAAGATCTTCAGCAAGTTGTCGACACATATGACCCTTCGGTCCATGAAGCTCCTATAGTTCTTGGCCACCAGGGTGATAACGATAGTTTGCCTTCTTTTGGGTGGATCCAAGGATTTTCGAGGGAGGGACAAAATCTTTACGCAGATGTCTCTTTTACGGACACCGCTAAAGATTTGGTCAAAAACGGTCACTACCGAAAAGTATCAATTTCCTTCTACTCCCCCGATAGCCAAATCAACCCGCACGGGGGAAAGTGGAGCGCAAGGCACCTGGCCTTGCTGGGGGCATCTCCCCCGGCTGTTAAAGGACTCGAACCTTTCTCATTCAATGAGGCAGAGGGGTGCTTTGACTTCGCAGTGACTTTGTCCCCGGCCCAAATCTTTGATGACGAACTCGGTCCTACCTTGATCGTTGAAAAGAGCCCTCTCGAGGTTCTTCGCGAAAAACTTGAGGAAGTTCGACAAGATGTTTCATCCGCTGTCAAAGATCTTCAAGAGTCTGGCGATACTCAGAAGGAAACTAGCGTGGATGAAGCGGCTGGTGCACAAGCTCCGACCGAAATAACCAGCCCCGAGGAAAACCAACAATTTACGGAGGGCGCCAAAACCAACGAAATCACTCAGCAGACGGCTGAACTTGAAGACCAATTCCCAGAGGAACAATTTATGGAAGACGGAAAAATCAGCCGTAAGCACGCCAAAGGTGCCCACGGCCAAGTAATGCAGGTTGTAGAAAACGTCTACGACGAGCAACACAAAGAGCTGCCCCCCGCTCTTAAAAAGAAAGCCGAAGAAATGAAGGCCAAAGCCAAGGCTCACCCTGGCGAAAAGGTTGAAATGGAAGAAGGCGACGAAATGGACTATGATGAGTCCGGTCGTTATGAAACAGCCCGTTCATCTGACAACGGTTACGCCGACCGGATGAGCACAGGCAAGGAAGGCAAAGGCGGTGTTGGCGACGACCGCATGAACACTGCCAAGAGCGGTGAGCAGGAAGCCGATCGCGTTAGCATTGCCAAGAATTCTGAGCAGGATTCCGATCGCAAAAAGACTGCCAAAGACGGCTCAGATAACGCAACTGGTGAATCCCGTTGGGCCGGTCAAGCCGATGCTGAAGATCGCACCATGAACGGCGACCAGTACGACACCGACGCTGACAGCTATCCTGAACCGAATCAGCCTAAAACTGCTTCCGGTTCTAACCCTGCTGGCCGCGAAGACGCTGATACCAAGATTCCTACCGAAACCGAAGAATCGCCTGACAACGAAGTGTTCGCAGTTAGCACCATCAACGTTATGTCTGATGGAAGCATGCGCGTAATGCGTCAGAAGAGCAGCGATGGTCGTCAAGCCACCAAGGGCGGCAAGATTGACCACGCCGAGCCTGAGGCAGACGAGGTAACTTCCGAGCTGGGCGTAACTGCGATGGGCGAAGTTGACGATCTGACCCAAGGCAAAGCCAAACTCAAGAAAGGTCAACTGGAGCCTGGTCACTTTGAAGGTGGTGTTGCCGAAATCACCGGTCCTGACGGTGTGTTCGCAGAGGGTTACAAAGGAGAGAAGAAATCTTCTAAGAAGCAACTCACTCCTGGTGCAATGGATGAGATTGACGAAGCTGCTCAAGTTGTTGGTCCCGAAGGCGCTTTCGCTGAGGACAATCTGAGCGGTGATTTTGAAGGTGGCCCTAATCAAACCGCCAAGCGTTCCGGAGGCGTTTTCGCTGAAGAGCACGGTGAGAAGAAGAGTCCTTACACCAAGACTGGATTCGGTTCCACTTACGAGGAAGACGGCGACGACGACGCCGACGAAGAGGACTACGCCGACGAAGAGGACTACAACGAACTTTCCGCTGACCATTGTGGAATGGATTACGGCATGGGTTCAATGGCCCAAGCCAAGCCGTACGGTTTCCCCGCCGCCATCTTCGAGGAGCTCAACCGCCTGAAGAAAGAGCACTCTGAACTGCAGCGTCGCTTCGCTGAAGAGAAGATGAATGCCCGCAAGGCCAAGATCGCCTCTTTCGTTGAGTCACTCTACGAAGATGGTCGCCTGACTGATGGCATCATGCCTCAGTCCGAGCTGCAAAGCTACTGCGAAGGGCTTGACTTCGGAACTCTTGAGTTCTCCGAAGGTGAAACTGCCGCCACGAAACTGCTTGGCCTGCTGAGCAAGCTTCCTCCGATGGTTTACTACGATGAGGTCGCCGGTGGAACTTTCCAGTTCGCCGAGGAAGATCTTGACCCCCACGCAAAAGCTTTGAAACTGGTTGAATCCGAAGGAATCGACTACGTTGAAGCTATCAAGCGCACAATGTACAACTGAGGTTTGAAATGGATCTCCTCTCTCTGATTGGCATGGCCACGAAACGGAGGGGAGATTACTTCACCCAGGCCGAGGCTCTACGAAAGAAAGTGAACTCTCAAGCTGAGCTTGAAGAGCGCATGACGGAGGAGTCGAAAGTTTTGGTGAAAGGTCTTCGAGATAAGCAAATGAGATGGGAGGAGTACGAAAGGTCTCTTCTCGATAAAACTCTCATCTCTGCGCTTGCCGCTGTCAACCTCGGCGCCGAAGATATCAACCCTCGCGGTAAGATGGAGCGGGCGTGGCCAACCATCGTTGGCGAAATGTTACCGCCCTTGCATGAATTTTTGGTTGAAACAAAAGACGCACTCGACAACGGAGGTATTCTGTTGGGCGACAAAACACAAGATTTTAGTGAAGTTAAGAGTTGGCCTGGGTTGTTGGTTCGCGTTATTCGCTACTTGGCAAACCCTTCCTACTCTTTCTTCAACCTTGGCCAGTATTACGTTCGACAAGATCAGGGATACAGGGAAATGCAGAGAGTTCCGAAACTCGACTCAAGAACTTGTCCCGATTGTATAATGTTTGGTCGACTTGGTTGGCAACCTCTGGGCACCCTCCCCATGCCAGGTAAAGAATGTCAGTGCTACGACCGCTGCCGGTGTAGCATTGAATACCGCTAAGGGTAAAACCATTCAGTTTAACTGGGTGTAAAAACAAGTCCCAGAGTAAACAAATTGAAGTCCTCATACTTTGGAGAATTCCATGGCTACAAACGCAGGTCCCGTATACGGCCGTCAGTACATCCGTTACGCAGAAACTTTCGAAGCTCCTGCTGACAATCAAGATGGCGATCCCGGCGTAGTTGAAATCGGCGAATTCCGCGCCGTTTCTTACGCTACCTGGGCTGGCCCTAACTTCGCTGCTGCCCCCGATGCTTTCACTACCCCCGGCGGCGTAGACACCATCGTTGGTATCAACCAGGCTTACATGCCTACCGCTCTGGCTCAACCTTACACCGCTCGTCAGCTGACCGTTGCTACCTCCGGTCTTCTGCTGGTTGAAGTTGCTCCAGCTGCTGTTCTGACCGATCTGACTCTGAACACTCAGCTCGAAATCAACTCCCTCGGCCAAGCCGTTGGCGTTGGCGACGGCACCCCCGTCACCCTGGACGGCACCACTCCTCTGATTCGCGAGCAAATCGGAATCGGCGGTCGTAAGTTCGCCCTTGTCAGCTTCGCCTGATAATTAACTTCAGTTGGGCATCCTTCGGGTGTAAGTCCCAACTGTGGTTTTCAACCATTTGAAGTCGTTTAACTATCTCGGAGCCTCCCTCCCATGATGAACCTCCAGCAAACCTATGCTGGCGTAGATCCAATTCTGACTACGCTCGCACAAGGTTTCATGCTTCCGGCGACTAATATCGCCAACTTTATTGCCCCCGTTGTTGACACCCCGACTCGTGCTGGCCGCATTCTGCGCTTCGGCAAAGAGCAATTCGCCATCAACGACTTCCGTCGTGCATACGGAACCAACATTCCGTTCGTTCAAAGCCGTTACGATGCTGAGCCTTATGCGCTTGAGCAAGAAGTCGTGGCTTGGGAACTGCCCGAAGAAGTCATCGAGAACGCTGGTGAAGGTCCTGCTCAGGTTGACCTGCGTGCGATCGAAACTCGCAACGCCATGTCTCGCCTGATGAATGCTTACGAGTACACTGTAAGCCAGGCCGTAACCGTAACCGCTGGTTACAACCCTTACGAGCCTACCGCTGGTGCTGGTACTCAGACCGGTCTTGGTTTCACCACCTGGGCTAACTTCCAGACCGCCTACGGTTCTGCCGCTGGTCCTTCGGCTTGGTCTTCACTGACTTCCAACCCGATCGAGGACATCCTGACCCTGAAGCGTTCGGTTGCCAACCAAATCGGTATCCGTCCGAACTCGATGGTTCTGGGAACTGCCGTGTTTGATCAACTGCTGACCAACCAGGCTATCCTTGAGCGCATCAAGTACACCACTGCCGATTCAATCGACACAGACCTGCTTGCTCGTTACTTCGGTCTTGAGCGTGGTCTGCGCGTTGCTGAGGGCCGTTATCTTGCCACCGATGGCACCCTGCAGCCTGTGTTCCCTTCAAACGGAATCCTGCTGTTCTACAGCCCCAATGGTCCTTCAGATAGCGTAATGCCTGCTGGTGGTGCTAATGCTGCTACCCCTGCTTTCGCTTACACCTATCAACTGACTGGCACCCCTGCTGTTCGCCCCGAGTACTACATTCGTGAGCGTCGCGTGGTTCGTGCTGAAATCACTGTTGAGCGTGTTGTTAACCTGGTGGGTCTTGGTGCCACTGGTCTTATCGGTTCTGGCGCGATGATCTCCAACATTCTTGGTTGATCCAAGAAATACATAAGGAGGTGTCATCATGGCTATTTTAAGACCGATTACCAAGTCTCAGTACGAAGTTTCATTCACAGCTCTTGGTGGGCCCACTTTCACAGCGGTGTTCACTAAGTTCAGCGGTGTCAAGGATTCAGCCGAAGACAGCAAGTACGCTAACGGTTCTGGAAACAGACTGTACCACGTCATTGGACCGAGAACCGCAGACGACGTAACGTTAGAGGCCCCGTACGACCCTACCATCTTCAAACAACTCGAGCAATTCTGGCTTTCGTACAACTGTGAGGAAATCACAGTTACCGTGACCCCTAAAGATTGCGTCGGCGCTGGTTCTGCTCCTGCAGGCGGCCAATACGTGCTTTACGGTTGCCAATACAAGTCAGTCACAACCGCTGACGTTGACCGTGAGAGCGGAAACGTTCAGACGATCGAGTGCTCGTTCACAGTTAACTACTGGGAGAGAACCTGATCCTCGGGTTCAGAGTTACTTATCCCCGGCTTCGGCTGGGGATTTTTTGTAGGGTAAAACCAATTCAAGAAGGCAATCCGTAGGGATTCATGAAGACAACTTTTTCTAGTGGTGTAATCGTTACAAGCCAGTGGCTTAACGGTGCTAAGCAAATTACGTTCGATGGTCAAGATCTCGATTGGCACTACCCTCCACTTGGTTTAAACTCGTTCATCACGGCTGGCCCGAACGGGCTTGACTCAAGATACGTTACTTTGGACACCCCTCAACCAAACCTGGAAGGGGACCAATTCGTTAGCGGGCTAGCAATTTCTGGCACCAAAGTTGTCACGGGTGTTTGGAATTTTGGTTATGCGGTCGGAAAGACCAACCCAGAGAACGTAATTGAAAACGCACCGAAAAGCTATACCACCAACGACAAATATGATTTCGCTGCTGGAATCAACCCCTCCACGATCCCACAAAGGTTCGACGCTCTTCAACTTGAGGACTTGATCACAAAACTCGTTCTCAAAGAGCAGATTGAGTACTTGTTGGACACTTTGGTGATTGACAACGGCTGGTACTACCTTGAGAACTCGGCGGGACAACCTTGCGATCCCCCTTGCAACAATTACTCTGCGCCGGTACTTGGTGCCAGCACTACGATTTGCGAACCCTGCTGAGGCTGATAAATGCCTAGATACGCACCATTACCGTCAGTTTCGATTGACCCTCGAAATGAAGCAGAGCTTGTTCAAGCTGCTTCACAAAGAGTATATCAAGCCTCTAACCAAACGTTAAACGACTTCAGCTCTGGAAACCCTCTGGCTGCTTTGCTGGAAGGGCAGGTTTTCGCGCAGGGTGAGTTTCTCTTTTGGGCGAACCAGCTGCCAGAAAAGATTCTGCTTGAGTGGATTGGTCCTTTCCTGGGTGCGATGAGACGCCTTGGGACTGCGTCTCTCGCTCGTCTTGTACTTACAATACCGCCTTCAAACAGCCCCGTCACAATTCCCTCCGGCTCTTCGTTCACAACTGACCCGAACATCACCGGCGGCCAAGTTTATTCTTTCCTGACTGCTGAGAATTACACTTTCTCGCCAGGAGAGACGGTTATTTACGTGCCGGTATTCTCAGAGTTTGTCGGGTCGCTTTACAACGTGCCTGCGAACTCGATCGTCGGCTCTTCAGCGATAAACGTCGCTGGTTTGAGTGCAATAAATCCTGAGCCCGCAACCGGTGGATCGGACGTTGAAACTTACCAGGAAGTTCAGGAACGTTTTTTCACGTTAATTCGTCGAAAGAACCCTGTAAGCGCGCAAGATTGGCAGGACTTCTTCATCGACTTTTACGGAGTAGGGACTCAAACATCGGTGCAACCCAACAGAGGGTCTGAATTCTCGTACAATTACTTAACCGACTACATCCTACCAAGCGGTCAAGTATCATTCTTCGTTCTTGGTCCTGGCGGTGTTGAACTAACTGAGGAACAACTCAGCAGGGGTCAAAATGTGGTGAACTTCTCTGTTCCGGTCGGAACAACGGGACACCTGTATCCCCTAACACTTAGCCAGGTTCAATACGACATTACCCTGGAAGTGGATGCCAACAGTTCTTTCGGAGTGAATCTACGGAACTCCTCGTTGAACTTCCGGGACAGGCTTTTCCAGTTGCTTCAGCCCGGCAACGTTTTTCCTTCCTCTACCGATCCGAGCGTAAGCGACGTTGATTCCGCTTTCTACGCAACGTTTGACGCGGACACTCGGTACGTTAACCCGCGAATTGTAACCGCGAAGGCATACAACACTCCGCCACAACTCGGACCTTCTGCTGCGCTTTATACGCAGGTCTACGCTTTTGACCCATCTGAGCAACTTCTGAACCAAAACGACTTGGTTTTGGAGACGATTCCGACAACGTCTTATTATCCCGTCCTTACCTCTTTTACTCCGTACTCTGCCGAAAAGAAAGATCAGACGATTTACGGAAATCTGGTCATGAGGCAAATTCAACTTCTGCAAGCGGGAAGTTACAACCAAGGTGACGTTGTTTACTGGAGCCCAGCGAGCGGTGGCGACGGAAAACTCCATGTGATCCTTGACAACATCAACATCGGCTCCTTAGCAGAAATTCCCCTTCTCATTTCAGCTGGAGGCAAGATATCCGGAGAGAAAACCTACTCACCGTGGTCGATTGGAAACAGCTACGTAAGCGGTTTTGGCAGTTTTTACGACCCCGAGATAGTAGAATACGACTATGTTCCAGGTGACGGTCAGTTCGTTCCCGAAACGCCCCAAGAACTCTTGATCGGTCCCATTTCCGCCTTAGGGACAATTACTCCTGGTTTGGGATACACAGACGGAAATTATACGAATGTTCCTTTTGTTAACACCACTGGATTCGGCGTGGGGGCAACAGCAAACATCACGGTTTCCGGCGGCGTTGTGACAGACGTGGCGCTTATCTTCCCCGGTGAAGGTTATACACCAGGGTCGATTTTAACAGCAGATGATTCAAACCTTGGCAACAGTGGAGTTGGCGCTGGTTTCAGCATCCCTGTTACAGCAGTTACCGTCCCAAGAATCGGGAGTTTGGTTTGGGTTGTTGATCAAAACTTCACTCTCGAGGCTCCCTCAAATATCACAACAAGCGCACTTTCCGCAGGTCTTTTAGGAAGTTCGGTGGTTCCCGACTCCCTGGTTCCCGGAAACTCGTATTTGTCTGGAACGTGGGTTACCACTCCTCAAATCGGATCCGGACCGAATGCGGTGGCAGACCCTTACTACAACTACGTGGACCCCTTGAAGGGTGGCGTGAACAAATTTGCCTACGTTTTGCAGGGATTTGTGTACGAGCCAAACGACTTAGCGGTCAAAGAATACTTCGACACACTTGTTGAGCTCGGAATCATTCAAGAAATCGTGGTTCAAAATGCAGACCTCGGTTTGCCAGTGTACAAGTACAAACCCCGTTTCCCGGTGGGAACCTACCTGGAGTACAAGGAATCGAGTGTGTCAGCACCACAGTATTTTGTAGCAACTCAGTACTTCACGCCGGACAGCACTTTGATTAACGATTTGCTGGATCAAAACCTCGTTTTACCGTTGGCTTACACGCCTTCTCAGGTAGTTTCACTTGCTGAGTCTATTAACAACGGCACGGTTAAAACTCCGCAGAGAATGTTCCGGTTCTTCAAGGGTGACACCACATTCTTCAGACAAGGTAGTGAGATTCTTTCCTACACTGCGACGACGAACGTAACACCTCTGTTTGACTTTTCAGTCTACTTTCAGAACCAAGTGTTTGTGCCCTCGGCTGATGTCGCTGACAGCGCCCTCCTGACTCTGCCGTACATTCCCTATTTCAACCCGGACTACTCGCTCTACTCCGAGGATACGATTGTTTCGGAGGATGGTAGAAACTTGTATCGAGTCATGCGAGCTTTCTCGCCAGTGCCAACCGTTACCGACTGGACGAACACCACTGTCGTCAACACAACCAGAATCGAAGAGTACGAAGGTAACCTTCTTCGGTACGTGAATGCTTACACTTGCGACGAGCAGATCAAATCTCAGTTTGGTCGGGATATCTCGGCGATCAAACTTGGTATCGCAAGCATTACGTTAATCCCTAAGAATGGTGGCAGGTTCAGTAACGCTTCGGCTCCCTACTTGTACGTTTGGGAGAACGCTTCTACTTCGACGGAAGTTCCGCAGCTTTCCTGGTTCACTGGAACAACCTACCCCTATTCGCCGCCGAACTATAGAAACGGGACTATGGGGCTATGAGTCAACAGCTTATTCCCATTGACGGTGGGGTTCAAACCATTCAGACGAGCACTCAAGGTAGGACTATTAGCACCTTGTCTGATCAGTCAATCGAGGTTAAGAACCTGAGAACCAGGGAAACCGAGTGGATTCCAGGGGGAAGGCCGATTTACAGACGCTTGCCCGCTGTAAGTGAGACCTACCAGGTCAACTTCTTTGACATAATTCCTGCGTCAAACACTGCTATTCAGCTTGACACAGTTCAAGATGTGGGATATGTTTTTATCCCGTGGGGAGAGGGCATCTTCGGACCTACTTCCCTTGAGGTGGTTGCTTCTGCAACTTTTGAAAACTTGATTGTCAAGTCGGGTCAGGTTGTGTGGAAGTATGGGACGATCGCAGTCCCTCCGACCATTCTCAATCTGCAGGAGTTGGACTTCGACAGCGGTCGCTATCTTGTTGCTTATCAGCTTAGCTACGACGACAGCCCGGTTGAACATCTTTACCAAGTTAACGACTATTTGTTAACTGGAACCAAGTTGCTGATCACATCGAGCACCGATTCGGTTATCGGGTGGAGATACCCTGCTCTAAACGCTTTCCTAAGCTCAGACACTTTTTGGTCGAACCAGGACAGCTACTTCCCGCCTTCAACTCAGCCCACTTCCACTTTCCTGGAGTGGGTTAGTGGCGATGACCTACCTTCGGCTTTTTCAAAGGTTGTTTTGCGGTGCCCGTCAGGTTCGAGCTTTTCTGGAAGCGCAACGTTGAGCTATGTTCTAAACAACGTTCCGCAAGAAGTTGTCACAGCTTCTGTGAGTCTAGACGAAACTAGTCAATACTTCGAGTTTCTTATCCCTTCGCCTAGTTTTCAAACCGGGTGGAGAGTGGATTTCACCGATCTGAACATGAAAATTCAGACGATCACTGTGTCAGGGATAGTTACCAAGATGACGAAGAAAGCTGGAGCTTCTTCGCGTTGTGCGCTTTCAATCTACCCTGAGAACGCTGTTCCAAACACAGTTACAAACACTGACGGGGAAGAAATTCCCGTAACCTACTGCAACCTTGCATTCATAGATGTTGGCTCAGACTATCTGTTGCAAGACATACAGGATATTCGACCAATCATTCACCGCGAATACAAACCAGTTGCGGACTGGTTGACGAAACCTTTCGATGAAGAACTCATCGACTTCTATGAGCAATTCTCAGGGTATTCTGTTTTGTGGATGAACCCGGTCGTCTGCATGAGCCAAGAATATCTGTCTCTTGAACTTTACGGTGTGGAACTAACTTAAATGACAGAAGCAAATCCTAGTTTTAGTCCAAGCGAATTTGAGCTTCGGAATTCCACTAACAAGTATCTGTCACCCGAGCAAACCACTCAGGTTGACCTTGCCCAGTCACGAGTAAACGGGCAACTGGACTTCCTGGCGCAAATGCTGGGCTGGAGCGGAAGCAACTACTGGACAAATCTCCCTGAAACCGTTTCTCAGAAAAGGCAACTTCTGGGGGGAACGTTCGGAGTATACAACAATTTCGTTCTTCCTCGTGTCTTCTCTGTCAGAACCTGGGACAATATTGAAGATTTTTCCGCACCGAATGTTGCAGTTGTTGAGATTGAAAGAGACGACCGAATTTCCGCAGGGCAGACGGCATACCTTGACACCGATAGTTACACCATTCAGTCGCTCTCGGAAACTTCCGGCAGAATGCTTCTGAACTTTGGGGAAGTAGACGACACATTCTTCACAAAGATCAACAGCAATGTTCAGCTGCGAATTGACGTTCCTGGCGCAAGACCAGCACCGTTTCTTCGTCCGAGCATCGGAGTTGCTGGAGATAATTCTTTCCACTGTAAGGAAGAACTATCTTTTAGTCCCGTAGCGACTTTGTTTGATGGTCCGACTTTGTTCGATGTTCCGACTCCAACTATTGGGAAACTTATTTTGTTCCCGAGTTACGACACCGGCGAACTTTTTCCTTACCTTTTCCCCATCTTGTTCGCGGGATCTGTATATGCGTTCGACAAACCTGTGTTCCTGTCGTACAGCAGTTCTCTGAGTGTAGATATCGCCCCTGAGTACGACGAAACGATTGAGCGCTGGGTGCTTAGATTACCGGCCAATCTGACCCCGACTTCTGTAGGAGTTACCGCATTTCTGTCGACAGACGGCTATAGCCTTGAAGTTAAGATTCAAAGTTGGGTTGACCCGTCTGATTGGGGAGGGTCTTGCAGCCTTGAGAATTTCCGTGGAGCGTGGGGAAACAAAGGTGGTGCGCTGCCATTCAACTTGGCGTTCGACAGTCTTTCCATTCACGGGTACGACGAAGAAAAGTCCCTATATTTCCCCACTCTTGAGAGAAGTTTGGAGTTCAACGATCTGGTAGACCGGGTTTATGCACAGCGGGCTGAAGTTGATGCGGGCATTCCAGGTGATCTGCCGCCAGGGAAACTTTGGTGGAACAGTTCCACAGGAAAACTCGCGGTCCAAGTGAAGCAAGAAGGTGATTGCCCATTTTGGGTGGAAGTCACCTACAGAGAAGCACCTGAACAAGAGTTGATCCCTGACTTTGTGTTTCCGGATGTCGATTCCTTTTTGTCAGGTTTCGGTCAGGTGCCAGAAAATACGACTTGCATCGTCATTGTTGACATACAAGGTTTAACCGACTCGGCGAACATTCTAGGCATTGAAGGGGGATTCCCTGGTCCTGGTAGTTTGTACCTGTACCCTCAGCCCGGAACGCAGTACTGGGTTCCGATTCGTTTCCTATTTCAGAACGAGTTCGACTTCTCTGCGGCGAGCCAAGGTATACCGTTAAATGTGCCGACCTACGTTTACAACTCAGATGGGCTTTCGCCGTCCACTTCAAACTACTCGGTCAACAATTTAGAGTTTGTGGTCTCAGGGCAATACCAAACAATCCTGTGCAAGGAAGAAAATAACTTTGACTGGACCTTGTTTCCAGACTCAATCTTGAAGTTTATTGCGGACAGTTCTCTTTATGACGGTCCGCTGGAAGGCGAACTGTGGTGGGATTACGCTGACGCGAACGTAGGGGCGCGTAATGCTCAGATTTTGCTTGAAAGCGGGTGGACCCCCTTGAATGACAACGTGGCACTTTCATCTCCGCCAAGCACTTACGACCCTAGTACAATACGTTTCTATTGTGATGGGAACTTGCTCGAGAACGGGCAAAGCCTCGTAACAACAGACTACAACATTTCCTACGAAACCGCAACAGTAGTGGGTTCTTACAGTTTCACATACCGAGCTTTCAACCTTCAAGGAAAAACACAATTCCCCCGGATTGAAATCTCCGACTCACTAACCTCTTCGTATCGTCTGGACATCTCGTCGTTGGTTTTCAGCGGCGTGATTTACAAGATGTCCCCCAACGTCTACGATGCTGAAACCCCCCTAAGGTTGTGGAAGACCCAGCACCTTCAAAGCTCAGACTCAGAGAGTTTGATTGCGCGGGGAACTTATCCGAACCCGCTGGTAGCGGACCTCAACAACGGGCCAGCTCTCGATAACTGGCAACGTTTCTTCGTTCGTCTCCCTCTCGATTACGGTCGCAATGAGGCACTGTGGCAGAAGACTGCCCTGGTTTGCGAAGATTTCGCTTACTTCGGTAGCAACATCGAGCCGGAGAGAATGGATTGCCCGCCACCTGCGAGCCTTCCGGAAATTTACGAAGAAGTTTCCCTCCGGGGCGACAGAACGGATTACACCTACGTGTATTCTGAGCCTTACTTCTACTCTACCGTTCTGTACGACGATTTCTCGTTTGTGGATGCGTCCTACACAAATGCTTCGGTTCGCCCGATCGTCGATATTGACTACGACGATTTCACGGAAGCGCAGTTTGTGGAGTACGACCCTCTTCACAACCGACTCGTAGACTTCTCTAAAGAAGGTTTTGGTAACTGGCAAGGTGTTTACTTGAACATCAGCGCATGCAGTTTCCTTTCAGGGTACTATGTGAATGACCTTCTGGACGGAGCGGTAGAGTTAATTGAAGCGCCAGTCTGGGACGCAAGCATTTACAAGTTCCCCCCAACCTGCAACAATCCGTCAAAGACTTACGATGTAGATGCAAACAACTACAAGATCGGTTACGCATACTTTGTGGCCGATGCGTCCGCTGCTGAGGATGGTTTCTTCGACGTTCAGCAGGAAGCAGCGTGGAGATTTGCTGAAACGCAACCGCAAACTCTTTACATCACACCGGATTGCCCTGCCGAGCCTTCCGGACCCGGAGAGCCAATCACTGTGACAATCTTGCCGACACCGCCTCCTATAGACTCGCCCACCTTTGAAGCCACTTGGTTAAACTGCAGCAGTCTAACTTCCTTTCCCGTAGCTAACCCGGAGTAGTCATGCCAAACTTCAACTGTGACCCTAATGCAGACACTGCCGGATTGGTAGATTTATCCTACGGTTGGGATGGCTGCACCTCTATAGAGAGCTTCCCGCCCAAGGATTTCAGCTCAGGGCTTAATTTCAATTATACTTGGGCTAATTGCTCTTCAATGGCAACTATTTCTACGCTATATCTATACAACCAGTTGCGGGACGCAACCGAGTTCGTGCAGACGTGGGAGGGTTGTGAGAGTCTTACGAGTTTTGGAGCTTTGGATCTAAGCTCGGCCACTGTTTTTGACCGAACCTGGAAAAACTGCAGCAGTTTGACAAGTTTTCCGTTCATTTTTGTTAATTCGGGTACAACTTTTACTAACACCTGGGAAGGCTGCACCAGCCTTGAGACATTTCCGCCCAACATGTTTAACGCTTGCTCTGCATCAAACTATGCTGGAGCCTGGTTTGGGTGTGCACTTTCACCTCAAAGCATTGAGAATATTCTTGTTTCCCTTGACACCAGCGGGGTAGTGAACGGTACGTGTAGTGTTGCTGGAGGGACCAACGCCTGCTTCGGGGAGTGGACTGCTCTTGCCACTGCCGCTTACGATAATCTAATTGATAAATCTTGGACGATTAATTACAACGACTGCCTTCCCGGTTATCCGCCGATCACTATTGATTTAATTCCTGAGGCTCCCTCCCCTTATGCCCTACCTCTGACTGATTACACTACTATAGATATTGTTATGCCTGCGGGTAGCGACCCTTTGATCGCAGGCCAATACAATCTTTTCACTCTCACTTTAACCCCACTTGCCGGAACCCCTGACCTCGACTACTTTTTCCCCATAATGGGGACAGGGTACGACTTCCTGGACGTGAATTACACCGGTAGTGTGTCAGGGGCCTGGGTTGGTTCACCCTGGGGACCGAATGGCCCCTTTTTCTCCCCCGTGAGGATTGGAAACGGCCCTGACTACGTATTCGTGTGTACGGCTTTAAACACTTCTTTGAACACGATTCCTGCTGGCTCGCTTCTAGGGAAGCTATATTTACACACTCCCCCCGTTTGTTCGGAGGGTGTTTCAACGGGCGCAAGCTGGGAAATTTCCATCTCACAAACAACTCAGCAAGAACTGGATGCTTCCTACGCCATTGGCCAGACTCTCTCTCCATTCTATCCTCCTTTCGAGCTTCGACCTGCGGTTATTGGAACCACAGATGTAACGTCGGGTTACACCGTTGACGGAGAACGGTTGACGTTCCCCAGTAGTGATCCAGCATATAGCTCACCCGAGTGCTTACCACCAAGTTCTGCTGCCGTCTTAAATTGGGGGTCAGTTTATGGACCCGGCGGCGTCTTCTATAGAACCAGGATATACATTGAGGACTCAAGTTACTATAACGACGCCTCTTACCTGGATTTAGACTACTCAGGTCCTGAACCAGTTTCCGTACAACCTTACCTTGACCCCCCGTTCGAGAATAACGGTTGGTCTATTCTTAGCGCTCCTGTTGCTTACTACGGTCCAGTCATATACGCAACGGTTGTAGGCGTTCAACTTATAAGAGTTTGGGCTGGTCCTGACCCAGGGGGCGTTCTTGTGTGGTCTGATACCCCGCAACCACCCTCGCCCCCTGTTGCAATACAGCAGACTATCTATATTCGAAGCATTCTTGAAACCATCGATGGAAACCTGCTGACCGGAGAAGTTAACACCCCTGGACCCAACCCGACTCTTCCGGTAGTTTCCGTGCCGCCTGTTGTGGGTGCTGGGGGACCAAGCAACCAAATTTTTGAGCTTATCAGTGATTCTATTGGATCCTACGGTATATTCACCTTGAGTTCAAACGGTGATTTTGAGTACATTGTCGATTTAACCAACCCGATAGTCCTTAACCTCAGCCCTTACACCCCTCCTTACTACACCGGTGTGAGTGAACCATTTCAATTCCGTGTTACAGACCTCGCCGGAAACACTAGCGAGGGTGTTGTAAACGTTTCTATACAGGCCAGTTACACAAGGATCGCTGCTGCTTTCACTTACGATCCCATTCCCCCCGTTCCCCCAAATCAAGGGAGGAAAATGTGGCATCTAAACGTGGAACTTATCTCCACTTTGGCGGAGCCAAACACCATCTCTTACGGACTAAACTACCCGTGGACCGGCCCAGTAGAGTCGCCGCCCCTCTATACTACAGGATATACTGATGGGGCGGGTAATTGGCTTATAGGTGGCCCTCCCCCTAGTGGTTTCTTTGATTGAACCCTAGACTGTGAGCGGGTAAAACTAAACAGTCTTCAACCCACAGATGGCCCCTAGACGACGCAAAACACCTTCGCAGATCGAACCGAGTACAATTGAAACTATGGAAGACGAATCAACATTTAGCCTGGAAGAAACGGTTGAAACTCCTTCGGAAACAGTTGAAGTAGTTGAAACGGTAAAGGAACCTTTGAAGCCGAAACCGACAGGTCGAACGATTTCTCCGCCGGTTGCACCCGTTCCACCCAAACGCCATCCCCGAAACTTACCGAAATTCTCACAGTTTCGTAAGGACATTTGAGAATGCACCAGCCCAAACTCAGAGCTTCTGAATTTGTAAGCCAGTTTGTTGCAATGCTCAATGCAACTGAGGCGAACATGAAGTTTGCTGGACTGCCTCGGGGAACGCTACGTGGAACGATTGTGGATATCAACGATCCGCTGGATCGGGGGAGAGTGAAGGTCATCTTTGACGACCACAACATCGAAATTCCCCAAATCTCTGGTGCCACCGGAGAGTTTTCCGCCGAGCGCGAAGGCCAACAAGCCAAACCATCACACTGGATTGACACTTCCCCTGCGTTCAAGGGGAAACAACCGAAAGGATTGGTCGGAAAGCGTGTAAACATCGTACCGTCAAGCGGAGAGTACCAGTACGCCATCCTCCAAGATGTCTTGTACGACCCTCAACTTCTGACTTCAAAGGCAGAGAAAAACCTCAAGATGCCGGACAACAGCACGATGATTCGGCTGCCGGTATACCCCGCAGGAAGCCTTCCGCCCGCATCCAAAGAAAACCACGGTTGCACCGTGATTGAAGAAGGGGGGCCAATGAGCTCCGACTGGTTGTGTGTCTGTCTGAAACGAAACGGCAGCTATATCTGGGTCCGCCACGTTGACTTAGCGCATGGTCACGCAGGCGAAAACGATGGAACTCAGCCAAACGACAGCCGTGGCGACGCAGAACAGCCTGTCAAGGAGCAATCCATTTGGGACTTTGTTTTCCCCACTTCGGCAAAGGAAATGAGCAAAAACTCTGCTTACGGAACTTCTCCTCGCCCAAACCCCTACGGCGGAAAAGCCACCTGGTACAAACCTCCCTCTTGAACTATGGCAATTCGTCGTCCCGGAATTCAATCGCCCACTTGGCTCTTTCAGGATTTTCTCTACTACGAAGATCCTCCGAGTGAGTTACGATACCTATTGGTGAAGTGGGACGGTGAGATTTTCGATCGAGTCTCAGAAACTTTCGACTATAGCAATCCGCCTTACGCTGACGATGAGCAGCGCGGCGGTTCAATCGTTGCTCGAATCGACTACACGATCGAAGGTTTTCTTGTTACAATCGACTCCTGGGAGGTGAACTGGAGGGACGAGTGGCCGCTCCGGTTGGCTTCGAATTACCTTCGAAATTGCAAATACCGGGAGTGGGACGGTTACGTCATTCAAGTTCCACAAGACGCTTATTCGTTCTGGGTGAGTGAGTACTTCCACCCGTTCTCCAACGACCCTCGTACCAATCTTTATAGCTGAGGAAGCTGATGGCTGCGCCTAAGATCAAGGAAATTCTAGTTTCGACACCGACGACGGTTGTTCTGTACTTTGACGCGCCACTGGACACAAATGTTCCGGTTCCGCTTACTTCCTTCACCGTCAATTACGGGCAGTATGGGGTGGAAACCCTGATCTATTCTTCGGACACGATGGTGTCTCTTGGGTTGGACAGCACTCTAACTCCTTGGGACCAAGCATTCGTTTCCTACGAGCCGCCTCTTGACCTCAACCTTTGCCTGCGCGGGCCGATTCCCCCTACGGCGAACGACGTTGTCAAGAAACGCAATGCTACTCGCGCTTTCTATCGCGTTGCAGCGAGAAACACTCTTGCACCAGACGAAACAACCGATGGCTCCCGAGTTCAGTCTAACTTGGGCCAAACCATCGGCGGATACGGCTTCCCTTACCAGAACCGTTCCGGCGTACTCACAAACAACAAGACCGACCCGAGGAGTGCTTCACCCGACGACTTCATTATCGCGTTCGGCCTCAAAGAAGCCATTCAGCTAACAAACATCGATGACGCAGCAGCCACGACAGTGAATGTGGCGAAGCTGCACATGGCGATTCAAGACGCCAACTCCCTGATTGACTCGTACATTGAGCAGTCAGGTAAGGCTGGCATGGTGTTAATTACAAGCAATCGCCGCCGCACCGCACTCACAATCGCCCGTTACTATCTCGACACGGTTCGCCGCAGAGAAGACGTCTACAAGGATTACGACGCCGCTCTGAAGCAGATGCAGGCCGAGATGGGAATGACTGCGATTCGCGCAGGAAATGGGGACTCCGCCATTGATACGCCTCAGGGAATTATGCGGTCCTGGCGCATTCCTCAACGCTACAACTCGGTTTCTGGCAAAGGTCTTTCAGGCTGGACAACCGATACCGCTGGAGACCAGGCCCCGGATTACCGTATCGGTTGGGGCGCAATCGGGCAGAATAACGACTTTCCGAACTGGATCACGTCCAATAATTTCCTGGAGTTGGGCGGAACGCTGCAGATTTCTCAACCGAACGATGCTGGCGGCTGGTATATCGACGGCTCGAACACGAATTTCCCGTAAACTATGGAACTTAACACAATATCCCGTATCGAGCAGTTCATTGTTGATGCTCTTGTTGCCTCCCCCCTGATTCCAATCAGTGTGAATGTTCTTCGTCTCGCAGACGCGATCGAAAACGAGGGAGTGGTGCAGCAAACTAACAACATCGTCGTGCGTTACACGGGTTCTTCAAACACAGTTAAGAATCGCATTCCGATGGTTTTCGAGCGGAGTATGAGCTTCGAGCTGAACTTCTCCTGCCAGAACTATCTCACCTCCTCTGGTCACGATTTCGCCACCCAACTTCTTGCAGGCGCTTTCAACACGATAAACGGCAGTGTTCCGTCCGGTGCGTCAGTGCAGACGATCGAACCTTTCACGTGTCAAAACGAACTGTTCACTGGCATCAGTCCCGAATCTCAGTACACCTACACTCAAACTTACGTTCTTACGATTGAGGAAACGCTGCCGTATGTTGCCCTTGACCCTTGCGTTCAACGTGGCGATTGCCGGCAAATCTTTCCGGGACCGAACGTTGAAACGCGCCTTCCCTTGGCTGGAGTTGTTGACACCGCAAGCGGAGAGATTTACGTTCCGTGGTACACGGGAATCAAGTTACCCTTGGAAGACTATTCCGCCCCGTACGGTGTTCGTTGGAGCAATCCTGCGACTTCGTCAGGAAACTGGGTGTTTGTTTGCGACCCGGACACGGTATTCCTCCCAGATCCCCTCAACCAACCGATTTATCTTTTGAGCAACAACAGCTATACTGAAGATGGCAGGTTAGTTGTGACCGTTTGGGACGCCGAAACCTCCGAACCGATTGAGGAAGTTTTCTACTCGCCGACCGGAAAGTTTCTGGCGCGGTACGCGATCGAGCTGTGGAATGACGTCGCAGGAAAAGCCGATCCGATTTCCGACCGGGCTTCAAAATATGCTGAGTGGTTCACAGGCATGAACGTAGGCGAGTTTGCGGTCATTACCGGAGCGTACACCTTCTTAAACATCGACCCGTTGAATCCGGAGGCAAAACAACTGTACCTTGAGGGCGGTTCCGTGATCGGAATTGTCCCCGAGACGTTCATTCAGACCCCGAAGGGAAGGTACTACTTTGTAGCTAAATCCCCCCAAGGGAAAGGGTGGATTCTGGAAGATACGTTCCAGCTCGCCTCTATCAACTCACTGTGGAAGTTAGGTTGCGTTCCCTGTGAAGGCAATCCCGGTCCCATCGCCCCTTGTTAATGGACTCATCACAAGAACTTTGGAACAGTTACCACATCGCCGTGCAGCGCGGCGACATGGAAGAAGCAAAGAAGATCTTGCAAAAGATCGTGTCATACAAGGGGAATCCCCCGCCACCGAGAGGTGGTTGCTCCAAATGTAGAAAGAGGCTTTACTGATGGCTAAATCACGCGAAGACATTATCAAGCAGAAAGAGATTCTGGCTCAAGACACCCTTCTTGTGGCGAAAGACGCTCTGGATCAGCTTGCCAACCAGATGGAAGAGTGCTCCACTCGAGACCTCGTTTCCATCTTCAACAGTGCGATCAAAGCGCACAGAGAAATTACTTCGGACATCGTTGCCCTGACCCAAGTTGATTCAAAAAGCGAGCAGGAAATAGCTGTTGCGTACGACGGAAAAGTTGGGGAGCTTCTGAAAAAACTGACGGGGGATTGATATGCGTCCCGTAATCACGAAAGCCAGCCAGCTCGAAGAACACAGCTCGTGGAGAAAATACCAGCGAGGCATACGTGAACTGACGCTTATGGAAGCACCACGCATGGTGATTCAGGATTTTCGGTACAAAGCTGCCCGCGATTGCTTTCTCGCTTTTTGCGACATTATGAAGCACGGCGACCTGCAGGTTGCCCCGTTTCATGAACTGATCGGCTCAGCGTTTGAAGACCTTGCTACGCGAAGGTACAAGCGATTGATTGTTTCCTGCCCGCCACGATCGGGAAAGTCAATGCTTGCGACCATGTTCTTGGCGTGGCTTCTCGGGCGAGACCAAAGGACACAACACGTCATTGCCTCTTACGGTGCGTCTCTCTCCTTCAAATTTCACCGCGAAGTGGTTCACATGATGAAGTCGAAGGAGTTCAAGCGGGTGTTCCCTGAGTGGCTTGGATTCTCCCCGGACTCAAAGTATGACATGGTCGGCGGCGGTTACATTCTTGCCACTTCCGTTGGCGGGGTGTTAACCGGTTTCACCGCCGGAACAACAGATATGGACAGCCCTGGCGTTGGCGCCATGGTGATTGACGACCCGCTGAAATCTTCGGACTCAAAACAAGCACTCGACAACCTTGAATCTTGGTGGCAAGAGCAGGCGTCCACCCGAAGAACCAACCACTACTGCCAGATGGTTATCGCAACTCGCTTCCACGAGAAAGATTTGCACGGCGTTCTGATGGAAGGCGACGGCCTTTACGACGAGGTTCACAACCCGTTTGGTTGGCGTTGGATCAATATCGCAGGGCTTTGCGAAGACCCGCGCACTGACCCGCTTGAGCGGCAGATTGGAGAATCGCATTGGGGTGACAACCCGACTTTTTCTGTGCCGATGCTCGAGTCGCAGAAGAAGATTATGGGAAGCTTCAAATTTGCGGCGCTTTACCAAGGCGTTCCCGTTGCTGCGGAAGGCCAGATTGTCAAGAACAGTTGGATTGAGGTTATCGAAGAAGAAGATTGCCCGCCACTTGATGTCGTGTGGTTAGCGGCTGACTGCGCTTTCTCCGAGAAACAAATGGCGGACGAAACCGCGATTTGCGTGGCTGGGATTAGTATGCGAGATCCGACTGTTATTTACATTCGAGAGATTGTGAAAGGTCGATGGGGTTTCCCCGACTTGGTTGAAGCCGTGAAGCAAAACTACACATATTATCAGGCAAAAGTTCTATGTATCGAAAAAGCAGCTTCGGGGCACTCTCTCATTCAAGTTCTTCGAAAAGAAGCGAGAGTTCCGATCGAAGAGATGAAGCCGTTGAAGTCGAAGACTACGAGACTTCAGGCCGTTTGTCCTTTACTGGAGAACAGCCGGGTTAAACTGGTTCAGGGGCACTGGACTGACACATTCATCAAGGAATTAACCTCATTCCCGTTTGTCCGTCACGACGACAGTACGGACGCTTTTGCTTGGGCGCTCACTTACTATGCAATGAAAATGGACGTTGTTGATCGTAACCTGCAGGACACGATTATTCAAAACAAGCGATTCAAAGGAGATTTACTTCGTGATGGGCTCGGGGATAAGTCCGTCTTTGGGGAAATTCGCACAGGACGGCAGAAGTTGTTCTCGGGCGACACCGCAATTAACGACCCGGACTACGACGCTTCAACGATGGGTGTTGATGCTCGTTCACCTTTCGTGAGCGGAAGACGGGGTGGAAGAGGACGACTCGGCTACGAATGAGTGGTGATTTGGTAACCACCACTCTATAATCTAAAAGTTGCTGTTGTTTACAACAGATTACCATGGCTATTCATCCGACTGACTTTAACAGTGAAATTATGCGTGCCGAGCACGGCACTGTAGTATTGGCAACTTCGCCAATGGCTGACATGTATTTGACAAAAGCAAAGGACAAACAATACAACGTACCAGACGATCGGTACTCCCGATGGTGTGGTGGAAGAAACGGGTTTGATGACTTCGCAGAGCGACTTCACTGAGATTTAAACTCGCTCCAGTGAAGAAGCTGCCCAGTAAATAAGATCGAATTTGTGCATCCTTTTTCGTTCGGGGTGACGGTGGTGGTCAGAATGAAACTCTTCTCCCCACATCAAGGGGTACAACAAGGGAAGATTCAAAGCACTGCCCCCTTCACCCTCGCCTAAGTGATTCGCAATGAAGATGAGGTTCAGCATCCAGAAAGAAACCACTGGTATGAAAGGGAACACCAGAGAGGAAAGTAGGAAAAAATTAGCATTATTTCGATGCTGCAGGCAAATCTCTGGATCTCGCAGATACCTGACGTAGGATTTCACCGGCGGGTAGAATGTTTCGTCCCAACGCTTGAAAACGGTTCTCACGAGCCCTATCCTGCGAAAATCGTGAGGGTCTAGAGTCGTATCGGTGTGCTTGTGATGTTCAACATGAACGGCGCAACTCACTGCAAGACTTCCGAATCCGCACATCGAGAAAAGATCGCACAGAAACTTCTTGACACGGCGTGAAAATTGAAACTGATTGTGGGCCACCGCCCTATGCATAAACGCATACGAGGCGATGTTGAAGCTGAGCAGTCCCACGAACAAGGAAGCCAGCATATAGGTGTAGCCGAACACGTAGGAATACACGCCAAAGGTAATATGGCTTAGCGCGTAGAGAGTGGCGTACAGCCTGACGCTTCTTTGCAATTTCATCTTAACCTGCTGCACTAAAGTCTCTGAAGTAAAGACCAAGTTTGAGGGAGGGTTTAAACTTATACCGTTTTAGAAGGTTGTCGGAGATTTTACCGTTCTTTCGAAGAACAGCCACCCCTTTCACGCAAGGTCGATTCAAATCACGCAAAAGTTTGAAGGTTCTTTCTAGAATTTTAGGTCTATCACCGTAGTTCGGTAGGATAAAGACCCCTAAATAGTAGTACGTGCCCTTCAGGTACGGGGAGTACCGGGCATCCCCTGTAACCGTTCCGACAACTGTATTGGTGGGATTGTGTAAAATCGCCATTACGACTTTGTTAACCCGCACTTTCGCAAGATTGAGGCTGTAAACCTTGTTGTTCACCCATAACTCTACAGCTTGGGTTTGGACAACCGCAGATTTCAAGTCGTCGCCGAAGAGTAAGCTGTATTCGGTAGTTTGATCTTCAGTCACATCTCAAAGGGTGGATGACCAATGTATTTCGATTTTACCCACCAGCCTGTGTTCGTTGAGAGTAGGGTAAAATTCACTGTACGAGTTGCCCTTCCAACCATGACTCGTTCCATTCGTTCTGAAGGGGGTGATAAGGATGTAATCCTGTTAAGCAGCAAAGTGTATGACCTACCCACCGACTGTATCACTCCCTTAAACATGTTAGATTCAAAGACAAAGCGCAAGGCTCGCCGTGCTGAAAATGCCCAGATGCTAGAACAATCCTACCACAAAGGAATGGATGTCATGCCTCCCAAGTTTCTGACTTGGCGGCAAGAAGATCTGTGGAATTCCCTCAAGAAAAACACTGTTACTCTCGCCCATGGCTGTGCCGGAACCGGGAAAACGCTGATTGCGTTGCATTACGGATTGTATGGTGTCGCCTCCGGCGATTTCAACAAAGTGTACTACGTTCGAAGTGACGTGGGTGTTGAATTCCAGCGCGGGCGCGGAGCGCTGCCTGGAGACCTTTCCGAGAAGATCGCACCCCTGATTGCGCCTGTTCTTGACAACTTGCCCTGCATCATGAGATCACACGGTGCAAGTGAGTACCTGCTGAACAAGAAAATTATCGAGCCTGTCCTCCTGGAAGACATTCGGGGACGCTCGCTCAACGAGGCTTTCATCATTGTTGATGAGGCTCAGAATTTCCTCCCTTCACAAATCAAAACCGTCCTGACTCGCGTCGGCAAAGATTCGAAGATCCTTCTGATTGGTGACACGAAGCAGACCGATATGGAAGTGTTTCGAAGGGAAAATGGTTTGGTCGACGCTATTCACCGACTGCGCCACCTGTCGGAAGTTGGAATCGTAGAGTTCTCAAAAGAGGACATCGTTCGTAACTCCGTTATCGCCCACATTCTCGACCGTTACGAAGACTGATTGCAATGGGAAGTAAGTATCGCTGGTTTGACTTTGCAGGGTCAAAAAGTTATTCAGACGACAATTTGGATGCTCTTTTGGCTGACATCCAAGGCAAACCAGCAGCTTCTTCACCTAAAAACTCTTCTTCGAAGACGAGTCCAAGTGTAAGAAGTTCCAAAGGTGCCAAAAAATGCACCAAAGGCACTTCTTGCGGTGCTGCGTGTATTCAAAAAGGCGACAAATGTTTGCTTGACCTTGTACCAGGACTTTCACCCGAGTTAAGAAAAGCAGTAAATGTTATTGGGAGACAAATATCCCCTGGTACAACGGACGACGACTTGGAGGAAACTATACTCAAATCATTTACCACCCTGGATAATAAGCAACAAAAAGCCTTTGCTGAATTTGGGGAATTGATGCGGCAGGGGAAAGTAACACAAGAAGAGGAGCAGATGATAGCCAATTTAATAGTTAGTGTAACATTAAAGCCAAAACAAGACGATAGAGGCGCAGCCCGTGCTATGTCTTATGACGAGATAAAATCCATACATGAGTCAGGGCGTTTAGTCGAATTAGAAAAAGCGTACAAAGCGTCCATAAAAGACGGAGTCTTCAATCCTAATGCTCCGGGGGGGATGTCAGACTATATCGAGAAGAATATAAAACAAGTTGAAATTTCAGAGAAAGTGGCAAATTTAGGTTTTAACATGCTGCCTCAGAGAGCAAGACAGTCTATTGTCAACAGCGGCAGCGTAAAGGGAGAAGGTCAAGTTTTCAACGGGTACGATGCAAAGGGAAATGTAATTTTTGGTAACACGGGCAATGAAGCGCGAGGCACTCTGATGGTCAGGAGGTGGGGGGAGCAAGCAGGTTTGGACCCATTTTCTGGTTTTTATGTGGATATCCGAGCTGGTGAACCCGAACACTTGTTTTCCTGGAGCCAAGCTAAAGCGTCGGGTGGCAAAGGTGATCACCCTGGTAATTTGGCGATCGCTGCACCACAAACCAATAACTCCAAAGCAGGAAAGGGCATTGACGACGATTTTGGTAAATGGGGCTCCCAGGTTAAAAAATGGTATGACATGGGACCTGACAAATACCGTGCAGAGGTAGTAGAGCCAAAACTCGCTAAAGCGGCGGGAGCATCGGACAAGAAAGAAAGAGCCTCCTCAGAAGTAGAGAGGGCATTCTCAGCAACAACACCAAAAGAAAGGGTGCAGATTATACTTTCTGCCGCAAAATCGTACGGTGATCGTGTGCGGTACCTGGTAATTGCAACCGGTGCCGAAAGTGGTCAGTGGGGTCAAAAAATTCCCGGCGCCAGGGCAGAAAGAAGACTGGAAATGGACGCCAGAGCGGAAGTAAGAATCGGCGGAAAGAAATTAAAACCTAGTGGTGCAGTTCTAGCAGCAGCAGCCACGATGGACCCGTCGCAGAGGGAGAAATTCATGCAGCAAATTGATCAACTTCGAGTAGCTAGATCGCCTAGCACACAAGAAATCGCCAAATTCTCTGGCAAAGATGATCCGAAATACGCTGCAAGATTAGAAGAGCTAGACAGACAATTTGAGAATAGCCTGACCAAGCTCATAGAGGAACAAGCGCCATCTTTGAAAGAGTTGCTATAAGAAGTAGGGTAAAATCCAAAGAGTCTTTTTTTTT